GATAAAACAATAAAGCAAGTCAAAAAGAATTTAAAATTATATGGTATAACTTATGATGAAGAACACTATTTAAAGGAACATCATCTTTTCCATGCCTCTAGTGCATTTTATTCTTCATCCTTTGATGAAGCAGCAGCATTAATTTGTGATGGGGGAGGAGCACCTGTAAATTCAGTTGTTGATATGAAAGAAGCAGAAAGTATGTATTACTTCTCTGGTAATAATATAGAGACTATTCATAAGCATCATGGATTTTATGATACAACATTTAATAATAGTGTTCTAAGAATTAATGATAAACTTGCTATCACTCATAGTTTATCTAATGGTGGATTATTTAATTTACTTTGTGGTATTTGCCGACTAGGTGGTGCTGGAGAAGGCATGGGAGTATCTCCTTATGGTAAAGCAGAGGTTCACCCTGAAGAATGGTTCTATTACGATCCCAAAGGGGATATTTGGGTGACAGACAATGATGTTTTACTAGATACTTGTAGACGTGTGTTAAATTGTCCTAATTTTGATCCAGAGTTTGCAAAAAACGATGATGAGATTTTTGATGTATCCTTTGAGGACATGTCTAATGTACTGGCTAAGGTTCAATTGGAATCTAAGAAGCATACTATCAGATTAATAAAGCAACTGCTAGATAAAACAGGCACTAAAAATGTCGTTTTATCTGGCGGTTATTTTCTTAACTGTGTAAATAATTATCGCTATATTAAGGAGTTCCCTGAGATTAACTTCCATGTTGATCCATGTGCTCATGATGGTGGTACTTCTATAGGTGCTGCATTTTATGTGTGGCATCATCTTTTGAATAATACACAACGTCACCCATTAACCTCTCTATTCCTCGGATAAACCAAGTATGGCAAGAAAAAGAAGGACAAAAGAAGATCAAGCAGTTGGAGTCGGAATGACTGCCAAGCAAAGAAGAAGAAAGAAACCTATCAATGCAGATCTCATGAGAGAGATCGAACCTTTGACAGATAATCAAGAGAATCTGTATCGTTGTTATAAAAATAATCAGAATATTGTTGCTTACGGTGCAGCAGGAACTGGTAAGACATTTATTACATTATATAATGCACTAGCAGATGTATTAGATCATACAACACCTTATGAGAAGATCTATATTGTTAGATCTCTAGTTGCTACTCGTGAAATTGGTTTTCTTCCTGGCGATCATGAAGACAAGTCCTTACTTTATCAAATACCATACAAGAATATGGTGAAGTATATGTTTGAGTTAGAAACTGATTCTGACTTTGAAATGTTGTACGGTAACTTAAAAACTCAAGGTACTATAAGTTTTTGGTCAACATCATTTCTTAGAGGTACAACTCTAGACAATGCTATCATTATTGTTGATGAGTTCCAAAACTTGAATTATCATGAACTTGATAGTATAATTACAAGGTCTGGTGAAAACACCAAGATCTGTTTTTGTGGAGATGCTTCACAGTCTGACCTAACAAAAACAAACGAGCGTAATGGTATCATGGATTTTACAAAGATCCTTAGAATCATGCCATCATTTGATTTTATTGAATTTGGTATGGAAGATATTGTACGTTCTGGTCTCTGTAAAGAGTACATAATGGCAAAACATAGTTTATCAATGTAATGTTTGAACATGTCGATCTGGATCTCCCTAAGTTATCGAGGGAAACTATAGATGGTGTTCGTTATTATTCAGTTCCTGATGAAGACGAACTACTTAAATTAGTATCCATAACCTCGGTAACAAGTCACCATAACAAAGAGATATTTGTTAACTGGCGAAAGAAAGTGGGTGATGCAGAGGCAGATCGCATCACTAGACAAGCAACTAGTCGTGGTACAGATACACATACTCTTACTGAGGCGTATCTGTACAACCACGAGTTGCCAGAGGTACAACCTTTATCTCAAATGCTTTTTAAGATCTATAAAAGTGAACTAAATAAAATATCTAGGGTTCATGCTCTAGAAGGTTCACTGTATAGTAAAGAACTGGGCATTGCAGGTACTGTGGACTGTATCGCAGAGTATAATGGCGAATTAGCCATAATAGATTTTAAGACATCTAAAAAACCTAAACCAAGGAAGTGGGTCGATCACTACTTTGTACAATGTATGGCATACGGTTGTATGTTATATGAATTGACTGGCATTGCCGTCAAGAAACTTGTCATCATCATGGCATGTGAAAATGGAGAATCTATTGTTTATGAGGAGTATGACAAAAAGAAGTACATTAAACTACTCACAGAATATATTCGGGAATTTATTCAACACAAAATCGAGAGTTATGCCAGCTAAACTAGATGCAGAGTTTGAAAAGGCACTAGAAAAAAAGTTTTTTTGTCCATCTAAATTTGCACAGGAGATTGAGACTCTTGTCAAGGACAATGCTAACATGAATTATATTGATGCAATCATATACTTTTGTGATTGTAATAGTATAGATCTGGAATCAGTACCAAAGTTAATCTCCAAACCATTGAAGGAGAAGATTAAGTTTGATGCAACAGAGTTAAACTTTTTGAAACGCACTACCAGAGCGAAATTGGTCTTTTAATTCCGAAAAAGTCGGAAATTTTATCGAGGGCATTTTTCACGAAATACCCTTTTCAAGATTATGACACCATTTGAAGTATACAAAACTTATTTGGCTTTAAAGAATCATTTTACTAAAGATAATTATGACTACCACAAATATTGTGGTAAAGTCCGAGCATCTTTACAATCCTTTTATAAGAGGAAGGATCGTTTTTGGTTTGAGAAGTTAAGTAGGCAAAAAAGTGAAAAAGAGGTAATTGACTTCTTTGTATCTAATTTTGTATCTTCGGGAGATCCGCAAAGATTGTGGATTGGTGATATTATCAGAGAAGGTGAAAAAACCTATATTTCGTGGAATGGTAAAATTCAGTCTTTAACCTATTTGTTCAAATCTGAGGTAGAATCGGTTATTTCAATACAAGACTTTAATAAGACTTTTGAGGTAAATGGGACTTCTCATCCATTATTACTAAAAGAGCATTTACAAGGAAATTTGTCATTAGAGACTATGGTGATACTTAATCGCATATTGGGTTACAAGAAAGATTATGATAAAAAACTCAAAGATCCTGTTTGGGCGTTAGTTTCTACTAATATGAATAAGTATGAATCATTCCTAAATATTGATGTATTTAAGTTTAAGAAAATCTTGAAGGAGTGCATTTTATGAATTTTTTTGACTCCGATGTGGTACGTGCAGAAGTTGCCCATATAGCAGAATTACAGGAAGATCTGTATCAGAGTGCATTTAGTTTTTACTCTATGGGTAAAGAAGAGAAACTTAAGCACGTAGAATTAATCTCTACATTATTAGAGAAGCAAAAGATTTTATATACTAGATTAACGTTATCAGATGATCCTGCTGCTAAACAGATGAAGGAGAATATTATGGCATCTGCTAAAATGATGGGTTTACCTGATGACATTGACATGTCAGTAGTTTTCACTAATATGGAGAAGATGATAAATCAGATGAAGAAGCAGGTTCAATAATTGACTTTCACGGCAATTGCACTATACTGTAAGTATCCTACAGCAATTGCCTTAAAGGATACACACAAGCCGAATACAACAAATACGAGGAATACGTATGTCATTTGCTAATTTAAAAAAGCAATCATCTTTAGGTTCTCTTACCCAAAAATTGGTAAAAGAAGTAGAAAAGATGAACAGTGGTTCTGGAAATCAGGACGAAAGACTCTGGAAACCAGAGATGGATAAAACGGGTAACGGATATGCTGTTATTCGATTCCTACCTGCTCCAGATAGTGAAGATCTACCTTGGGTAAAAATGTACTCACACGGGTTCCAAGGACCAGGTGGATGGTATATTGAGAATTCTTTAACCACTCTTGGTGGTAAAGATCCAGTATCTGAGCATAATAGAGAATTATGGAATAGTGGTAATGAAGACGACAAAACGACAGTACGTAAGCAGAAGCGTAAGCTTTCTTACTACGCAAACATCTATGTCGTAAAAGATCCTGCTAACCCTGCTAGTGAGGGTAAGGTATATCTTTACAAATTTGGTGCAAAGATCTTTGATAAGATCATGGCAGCAATGCAACCAGAATTTGAAGATGAGTCGCCTATTAATCCATTTGATTTTTGGCAAGGTGCGGACTTTAAATTAAAGATTCGCAAGGTTGATGGTTATTGGAATTATGATAAGTCTGAATTTGCAACACCTGCTCCACTCTTGGAGGATGATGATGCAATGGAAGCAATTTGGAAGACTGAATATTCACTTCAGGCATTAGTCGCTGCTGATCAATTCAAGTCTTATGAAGATTTGAAGAAGCGTTTGGACTATGTTCTTGGCGTTAAAAAAGCACCTGCTCGTGTAGACGTAGAGGTGCGTGATGAGGACAATGCTCGTGGTTCATATAAACCCGACTTTGCTTCTCGTAAAGCAGCAGAAGAGGCAGTATCTGCCGCTCCAGCAGCTTCAGATGAAGAAGATGATGCTATGAGTTACTTCCAAAAACTCGCAGAGAGTTAATTATTCGTATAATCGGGGATTATCTCCCTTCTTTAAGGTTCTGGACACATATTGTTCAGAACCTTTTTTGTATTCACTTTGAGAGTCTTGGTCATCTAAGATAATACCAAGGAAATTTGTCTTTAGAACATAAATTTCTCTTTTCTTATCTTCTATTTGTTGTTCGTATTCTATATTAGTTACAGTTCTTGATACATCTTTACCACCCTTCTCTACTAGAGAGTCGATATTTGGATCATTGTA